CCCCGCGAGAGGATCCGGCAGCGCTGCCCCTTCCGGTCGAGCGTCCGCATGAACTTCTTCTTCCAGACGTAAAGGTAAGGAAAGGCCGGCCTAGAACGGGAGCTTTTCATCGCGCTCCTTCATGACCAGCGCTGCGTGAGCCTTGCACCAGTCCTTGTCCGGCGGCTCATGCGTCGCGCACGCCACGCACATCGGGATGTCGCACGTCTTGCCGGCCTTCGGTCCCCGCAGCGGATAATCGCATAACTTCTCGTGCGGCCGCCCGCAGTAATGGCACGGCTTCACGCGCTGGCCGCGTGTGCAGACAATGGCATAGGATCCGTTCCCCAGATCAACAAAATTGCAGGCCATAAAATCATCTCCTTGGCGAGCCGTCCAACAAAGGCAAGAGCTTGAAGCGGTCCGCGTTCAGCTCTTTGAATCTTTCAAACATCTCTTCAGCTTTGAATTGTTGAACCATAAGCCGAATCATGCGATCCCACCCCGGCCGATCCAGCGCGAGCTGCGCCAGGGCAAGAATCATGACCTGCGCATCCTCATCATCCCAGCTAACGAGCATTACAGCCCCCTTTCACGTCTCCAAATAACACGGCGTGTACTCCCCGGACCCGCACAGCATAAAGCGCCAGAACTTGAAAACTGCGACGTGCTGGCCACGAGTGTAGGCGACCATCATGCACTTGAACTCTTCATCCTGCTCATCCAGCTGCCTCAGCTCTCTTTCAATGACGGACTCCAAAACCTTCCCCTCGAACTCGTATCGATCGCAGACGCGGTTGACTGTTTCCCGGTCTTCGAACTCGAGCAAGCCACCTTCATGCGTGATGAGGATCGCCATGTCATTCTGCCGGCGCCGTGGCCGCCTTCTCCTTGCGCTCTCGGGCTGCCATGCCGTCCATCCGGGCTCGCATCTTGAAGAATGCGCCCCCAGCCTTCATCATCCGATGGATGTATTCCTGGGCCTCCGGAGTGTAGGTCAGGACGTGCGCCCGGAAGCGGACATATTCCTCCGCCGTCAGCTCACCCTTCTCCCGATTGCAGCCAACGTCGATGCATTCGATGTCCCACGGCTCGCCCCCACGCACAAGCGGCGTCGGATGGTCGGGACTCATCGTGGAAATCTTGATGATCTCGCGGCAGTAGCGGCAGGGCTTCCCCACACCCTTAGCCAGCGCCGCGCGGCCGTCTGCGAGCGGAAGACGGCCTTTGAAGCCCTTCTTCTTCAGGCGTTGATTAAGGCTATTAATCAATTCCTGCGAACGCTTGAGAAAGAACTTCTGGCCCTCCGTGGTGAAGCCCGGAAGATCGAATTGAAGTGGCGCCGCCATCAAGGCACCCCTATGAAGGCAGCGTACCGCCGCTTCAGTTGCTCATAGAGGCAATCTGGCGGATACTCCCTGTCCGGATCTTGACCCGCCTGACGCCACATGGCACGCCAGAGATGGACGGCGCGCGCTGATGATGTAAAGGAAATCGTCGGTTCTACGAGAAGTCGATTCCATTCCCACCACGCAAGCGGTTGGAACCATTCAGGCGGCAACGTGCTGATGTGGAACTTTGCCGCCGCCTGCAGGCAAAGGGTGTTCGCCGTCGCCTCCCAGGACATGGTTTGCCGGTCCACCTTCATAGCCTGCCGCGCGATCCAGGCCATGATGGGCGAGCCCGGCGAAGCGCGCAGGTAGGCATTGTTCACAGCGAACCCGCCCTCCCGGTCATGCTGTTCCGGAATCACATGATCTAACCCTCTCCAGCCATCGAACGGATGCAGGCAAACCGTGTCGATGTCCACCCACCAGCCGCCTCGCTGAAGCAGCAGGTTATACCGGAACCAATCTGCAAAATGCGCAAGGTGGCGAAACTTGTTAATATCGGACGCTGGCACGATGGCTGCCCCGTTCTTAATCTCGATGCCGTCCGGCTCCCCTTGGACACCTTCCCGATAAGTGTAAAGGTGGTAAGGGTGGCCGTTGGCCACGTAAGATGCAATGGACAGCCGCTCCATCATCGAGAGCCGTCCCCACCAAAGTGATTGTATGGTTTCCAACATAAGTTGAACCGTCCCTTCTCTTCGGCCGTTGTCGCCGAAGCCGCCATGATTTCCCCTTCATCCCAGAAGCGGGCGTGGCTTGGAATCTTCCCCTGCGTGCCTCCTGGCCGCTGCGACACGCCGCACGCCCGCCCCTGACTCGCCTAACACATCTTGAATCCGCTCACCGCGTACATCTGCGGGATCCCCGAGACGTCACTCTCGAAAATGATGATTCCGCAGGCCATCCGAGCCTTGGCGATCCCGTTGAAATTCTTGCCCGTGCTCGCGGCGTTCACGACGAATGACACCGCGGAGCCATCCGTCTTCATGAAATAGATCGGGCAGTCGTTGGGCCGCCCATCCGTGCAAAGGAATTGCGTCCCGTCAGCCGTCCAGACCGTGTAATTGCTCACGTATCCGGACGGCTGCGGGACCTGCTTCAGCACAGGCGATGCGAGCAAGGTTCCGCGCGCATCGCAAACCGCCGAGGTGTACAGCTTTCCCCCGGCGTGAAACACGATGGTGGTTCCATCGGGCGACCACGCGTTGTGGTCGCCGGCAAGACCCAGGCACACGTCAACAGGACGCGGCGGATTTGCGCGAAGATCCACCACGTAAATCGGAGGCGTGGCGTGGCCGTCCGGATTCGGCATCGGCGCGTCCCTCTTGTACCAGAGCAAGTGTGGGAAGCGCGGGTTGAGCCGCATCCGATGAAAAACGCAGCCCGGATAAGCATCCTCCAGGTTCACATCCGGCAAAACTCGCCCATCCTCATAGACCCGATGCAGGACGGTTCCCTCCGAGAACGGGATGATGTTCTTGTTCAGCGCAGTATCCAGGCAGGACGTGCCCATGATCAGGGCGCTCGCAGGAGGAACCAGATTCATCTTGAGAGCTGTCAGGCGCAGCAACGGGCCCGCCACGTCCAGGCGGGCTCCCCAGACATCCCGGCCCGCGTCCGGATTCTGTCCTTGCCAATAGGCAAGCTTCCCATCCCCCGAGACGAGCGCCCAGGAGCCCTGACGTTTCCCCGAGATGAGCTGGAAGGTCCGCGACGTGTTGTCATAGGCTGCGACGCCGGCCGGCGACGTGCCGTAATTGAAAATGATCTGACCGCCTCCATCACAGCGGATGTCTGGGTAGTTCCCGTATGCCCAAATCTTCGAGTCATTCGTTAGCTGGATGACTCGCACTTTTCCCAGGCCTATCTTGAATTGTGCGGTCACATCTTTTGGAGCTAGAGTTGTGATCGGTGTTCCTGTGACTGGCATTTTCCCTCCGGATGAAATGAGATTTTCCTTCAAAGCTTCTTACGGCTTCTTCCAATCTGGGAATGGCTTCTCTTCATTGCGCTTCCACCACACTTGACGCAGCCCCCGAAATCCGCGAATCCGCTTATCGATCGTGCAGGCGACGGCGCCGCCCATTCTGCAGATACTCCAGCCCTTTGTCCCACATCGCATTCTCAGGTTCGTCACGGGAGCATAACCTCGCAGCTTCCCGTGCGCAACGATGTAGAACCGATCCCCCGGCTCGATGCGCGGCTTGTGCACGAGCCCCGTGTGCCACTCATAGGTCTTGCCCGAGTCCGGTTCTCCGGCCGCGTCACCTTCCGCGATCCATAATTGCCATAACTCCCTTGAGCAGGTTCCAACCAAGTCCGCCATGAATCCTCCGAAGGGATAGGGCGCGTCACGGAAGGAGTGCGGCAGAGGGGGTGTCCACTCCCCAAGTGCCGATGGCACCGCAACGCGCCCACAAAATCAGTCCGGAACCTTCATTGTTTCCGGATGCTCTTGCTCGTACCGTTTGAAATCCGCCAAGTGCGCTTTGGCAACATCCAACTTGAACTGATTCGCGCCCAACGCCTCAGCTTTCTTGAGCCAGGCTTCGATGGCGGCCTTCGCCGCCTTGTCATAACCGACCAGCGTAAACACGGGAACGTCCGGATACATCTGCATGATCCGCGCGAAAAACCTCTTACAGCATTCTCTTGGCATGATGCCCTCCTGAGTCCGATATAACGTAATTTTCACTCCGCTCATCCGCCCGCCAAGTCTCAACTTCTTGACGGGCGGACTCGCTCATGTAACTCGCAGTACTACTTCCGTCCCCCTGACGCTATCCTATCGCGTTGGTGGGCGGATGAGCGAAGTGAACGGCTGGCGGCGGAGCGCAGGCCACACCGCCAGCCTTCACCCTACCGTCAGGACAGCCATTTCCTCTTGCCGTAAAGGAGCCCGGCAAAAGCGAGAGTCCCGATCAGCGCCAAGCCCGTAGGTTCAGGAACCGGTTTGGTTTCGAAGATGAATTCCTGAGCTGGGGCTACTGCGAGCAAGGGTCGCGGGCCGGAACTGACCGTGGGCGTCGCAAACCAAAGGCTCGAATTCTCGTAGTTGTCATGGCTCAAGCCCAGAGCAATCCAAGAAGCTGTGCTCCCCGGGCCAGTCCATGAAAGGTCCGGACCGGACGTCAGCTCCCAGATTGCGAACTGAGCACCATTGACGTCTGAGGTTGAACTCTTCAGAATCTGATCGGCCAGCCACCCCACAGAGTTATAAACTTGCTGCGGCGTGTAGCCTGCTATCCCATCAGCCGTCGCTGTGTAGGCGGACGGAGGGCCGGAGAACATTCCGTTGCCGGCCGTACCGACCGTGCTCAGCGAGAAGATGTTGGCAAGCCATGACTGACCAGCCGTCAAAATATGGTTCGGGTCATCGCAGACGAACGAGGTCGCCTTCCCGTCCAGCGCTCCGGAATAAACGCCGGTGAAGACTCCCCCAAAACTCGTCCCCGATGGAGCGATGAATGTAACCGTCGCCGTGTTCGCGAAGGCGGTCATCGACAAACCGAGCATGATCGCAACGCCCACCAGCAACGTCGAAATACTTCTCTTCATGGTGATCACCGTTTACCTTTCGTGCCTCCCTTGCTAGGATGAGGCCGGATGAATATGTTTCAAGAATAGATAACAGCCTACGACTCTTCGAGCGCTTCCCTGACAGCCCCGAGATCGACCCCGTCCCGTTTGTTGGGAATCAGCGGCACAATAGCCCCTGCGGGCACTCTCGGAGGCTTTATATGATATCCGTGGCGCACTGCGCCAGGGTTTTTCCCAGCGTCATTCGGAACGACCCGTAGCGGAAGGCGGGGCCGCCCCGGACGACGCCGCTTAATCGATTCTGCATGCTTCTCCGGACGCCCACAATATCGGCAGAATCGAGCGGCCTGCTTCGCCCGCATCAGGATCCGATACCATCGATGGCAAGCCTTTGAACAAGTGTGCTGATTGCGGTTCTCGCGATCGATGGGAATCCATCCTCCACAGCAGATGCATGTTGTGCTTGAGAGCTTCGGCTCTTTACGGCGCCTCACGATCAGCCGCGCGAAATCCCCAATCATGCTCAGGACCGTAACCTTGTCGCGATAGGCCACGATCAGGGTCCCGACCAGCCAAGTTAATTGTTTCGGGAATGGCGACTTGATTCCACTCGGGCTCGCTGGCTTTCGCAATGCCTCTTGCGCCCGCCGAACGTAGCTGTTGATATCCCGCGACGGGACGTGATAGCAGAGGTCGTGAATGATTTCAAATACGTCACGCGGCAAGTCATCGCGCCGGATCAGATCATCATTGAAGCGTGGCGTTTTCATCTCTTACCCTTGTTTAAGATCACCAGAACGGAGTTGACCATCGTGCCGGACTCCTTGAAAGAGCCCTCCGGAAGCTCTTCGATTCTACCGCATGACTTCACGAATGTTCTGAAGGCCACGGCTCGCGGCTCCCGTCGAAAGGTGATGCTGGCGCTTGCCACAGAGACAAGTCGGCCCCCAGGCTTGAGGCAATCCCAGGCATGCAAGATGTGAGTGATCTCGGAAAGCCGGATGAACGGCGGGTTCATGAGCACCCGATCAAAATTAGGTTGCACTGCTCCGAGACTTGGCCACGGGTAGGTGAGAAAATCGCCTTCCAAGATCACAACGCGCGCACGGTTGCTATTTTCAAGGTGTCCGAATCTCTCATGAAGTGCGCGGACCAGCTTCGGATCTTGCTCGATGCAAACCAGATGGACGCCGGACACATTCACGTGATCCGCTAGGTCACCGCTGCCAGCGCTCGGTTCAAGTACGAACATTCCTGGGCGGATGTCGGCGATGTCCATCATCTGACAAGCCACCGCATCTGGCGTGACAAAGTATCCGTTTGGCCGAAGCGGTGTCGCAATTCCGGTTTGAATGCAGCCTTCCAGCATGTCAGCAATTTCGCTGTCCGGTTCCGTGAACACGTGCAGCCGGGAATGCGTGTTCCATTTCCCGCCGATGGCCCGCAGGACCTCATCAACTTCCTTGTAGAGCGGCCGCTCGAGCTGGCCGCTGTTGATCTTGACCGTCTGCCCGAACGTAGTGCATTCACTCAGCACGGCCAGGGCAGCCTCCGAGATTTGATTTCCTGTTTTCATCGTCCCCCCTCATCGTATCCGGTCATGCAGGGGCAGAGGACGGGGATGACCGGTTCCCCGTCCAGTGTCACTCCGCTTGCCTCGAACAGCGGTGCGGAGAACGTGCCCGGATCGTCAGACTGCCGCTCCCAACTGACGACCACCGTGCATCCGATGCCCACCAGATGATGACCACCGGCATGGTTACAGTCCGGACAGATGCGCCCATTTCCGCCCGATATTTCAACTGGCATTCCCATTTCAGACACCCTTACACTTCTTCGGACTGCGGTTCGGTAGTTCCCTTCGCCATATTCTCCTTCACGACGCACTCCGGGTTCGAGCAGACCCCGGCAATGATCTCGCCCTTGACTTTCTTCGGCTTCACGACCCAGGAACACGGGACGCCATCCACAAGACAGGCCCGCGCTTCGGTACAGCCGCAGTGACGGCACATCTTGCCAATGGTGCGCGCCTTGATCCGCTCCACTTCTCCGTCGATCTTCTTCTGGTCAGCGGCCAGCCGCCCAGCCTGATCCTTCAGCTTGGCCTCCGTAGCCTTGAGCATCTTCCCCTTCTTGCCGGCGCCCGGCAGCTCCTTCACGCTGGCCCGCTCCCCGGCCAGCCGCTTGTCGCGCTTCTCATAGCTCGCGCGCTTCTTCTCATTCCATTCTTTCTCAACGGGAGCCGAGACCTTCTTGATTGGGACCAGATAGGCCTTCGCCAGCTCTTCAATCTTCTCTCCATCCGAGAACTTCCCGGCCACGTCTTGGGCCACGGTTAAGTCGCTTAGGATCCTGAGAAGCGTTGGGCGGTCCGGTGCACTATGAATCAGTTTATCCAGATGCCCCGAGCGATAGTCATCAGACGCCTTAGCCCCCTTGGGCAGCGGCCAAAAATCCTCGAAGTACTTTACTCCGTCCTGCTGCGGCCGCAGCGCGTAGGCGCATTCCTTGACGATGAATCGAAACGCTTCGAGCGAGATACTTGCGAAAGCATCCTTGGTCTTAGCCTGCCCCGCGCGCACGGCCGCATGAACGACCATCCGGACCGCCTTATCGGTCCTGCGTTGCCAAAGCTGCTCGACCTGCCTCTTGCGCTCTTCATTCATAATCCCGGGAGTCCGATTTACCACCCGCCCACCTGCAGAGCGCCGGGAGCCATGTAGCTTGCAGCCTTCCTCCGCACAGACGTACCGGCTCTTCCCCAATCCCGTACCGGCAACGATGAGCGCCTCTTTCGTGTGCTCGCAGGAATCCTTTAGACTCTCGGTCCAGCCGCCCTTCTCATATTCCTGGCGCGCCAAGATCACTTTCTTCTTGCGGAGCTGATCCCTCTCTGAATAGCCAAGCCCCTCCCTGGAGGCAATCTCAAGGGCACCCGGCAGCTCCTTCTTGCGAAGCTCGAGGAACGCCCGGCACTTATTGCCGTAGCACTCGGCGTCCGTGCAGGTGTCCGTCTCCTTGATGTCCGGAAAGAGCATCGGGCTGGCCCCGGATCGCTTTGGACAGGTCGTGCAGGATCCCGCAGCCGGAACCAAATCCGCCGAATCGATCGGAAAGGACGCCTTCGAGAGAAGCGTCATCACGTGGCGTTCAAGAAAGCGTCCAATGGCTGCGGCGCCGAAGTTTCCATCTTCATTCATGCCATACCGATTGAACTCCTTCCAGGCCGCTAACTGCGCTCCCGGCGTCAAGCGTGCGAGCATGAGCGCCGAGCCCAGGAGCAGCGTGCCCTTGTAGGCTTCCGCCGTCCATTTCAGGTTCAGGTTATTCAGCGCCATCCGGAGATGCACGTACACTTCCGGCTTGCCGACCATCTCCGCGACCGTCTTCGGAGCAACCCCGCCGCTCAGAAGTTTCTTGAAGCCCGCGGCTTCATCCATGAAATGAATGTCCGCCCGTTGCAGATTTTCAACCATCGCGAGCGTGAGCGCCTCTTCCGCCGACATCTCACGTACCACGGCGGGAATGGTTTCCTTCCCCGCCATCTTGCTCGCGTCAGCGCGGCGCGTCCCGAAGACGATCTCGTACTTCCCAGCCCCGTCCGGCCGGACCAGAATCGCCTGCTGAACGCCATGTACCGCAATGTCCGCAGCCAGTTCTTTCAGTTGTTCGGGGTCGCGACTATACTTTCCCCGTGGGTTGTAGGGTGATGGCACCAGCCACGCCAGAGGAACTTGCTCGACTGTCATTGTCCGTGCGTCTGTTATTTCCATTGGATTCAATCCCCCTTTTAATTTGAAGTTTTCTAGACGCTTTCCCGCCCTGATTATCTTCCTCATCATGGCAGCGCCCGCAGAGCGGCCGCAGGTTTTCCCGCGTGTCTCCCGGGCAAAACGGCGAGCTTTGCTTGATGATGTGATCGAAGAGCCGCGTTGAAAACTCTGGGAGCGATCGCCCGCATTTCGCGCATTGCTTCCCTGTGTCCATCCAGATTTCATAGCAAAGCCCGACATAATGATGCCGTGACAGATTAACCCGTCCTCCTTTCGTCACATGGGATGGCTTGGGCTTCCCCTGCCGCGCCATCGGATGGCGTGGCCGTGGCGCTTCTCCCTGGACGCGCCAGGAACAGCCATGCACGATGCAGATCAGCCAAGCTCCCAACTTCCGAAGTGGCCGCCGATGCTCGGGACAGCGCGGTTTCACTCTTCCCTCCTGATTTTGCGCCGCCCATAGGTTGCGACCGGCAGCGGCTCCGGAGCTGGCTTTGAAGAAGTAGGCTCCTTCCGCATGAGCTCTATTGCGGATGCGGGCCCCTGCCAAGCCTTCAACTCTTCCTCCGTGGTGATCAGCAAAGGCTTCGGCGGCGCCAGAACTTTCGCTTCCACCTGAAGCTGAAACAGCTCCGCGTTGATTTGTCTTTCTCGTTCATACGGATCCGGTCGATTATCTTGGCTACGGATCATCACTTCTGACATGTGCCGGCAGATGATGTCCGGCTGGCCTTTCAAGTGTTTCTGACAGGAGCAGCCCATCCCCCCATTTGGGTAAACCGACACCGTCGCATCAACGAACTTGAAAACGCTCGGTTGCGTCATCGGCATGGGTTTTCTTCTCAAGATCGCTCCCACCCAATCTCTTTCGAAGCCCGGACGTGCTCCACTTCTCCGTCCGGAGATGCATGCCGCTCGCGCTGTACCTTGAGAAGATACTCTCCGGTATCCCCCGTGAACATCGGATCCCCCACAGGAGCAAACCGGATCTTGTAAAGCAGATCACGGTAGCTTGCCTTGTCAATCCAGTCTTTTTCTTCCTTCGTTATCGGGGTGCTCATCGTCTCCCCCTCATTTCGGATATTCGTTCCACTCCCGGCCGTCCAGCAGGCGATCAAGGGCCTTTGGACGGGTCGCGCTCTTTTGCTTGAAGAAAAACGGGATGCCCCGTTCGATGCAGGCATCCCGAATCTGCCGGACCCAATCTAGATTAAGTGGCCGGAATCCCGCCCCGGATTCTCCACCGACGATGATCCAATGAATCCCCTCAAGCGGCAGATCCGGCATCGGGCCGAGCAGCGGCTCGATGGAGAGAAAGCGCACCGCGCAATCGATGTGCTGCAAGGTCTTGATGCGTGAGTAAAAACGATGATTCTCAACCGATACCCCCATCCAGGTTTGCTCTGGCCAATCCGCAATCTTGGCTCGCTCCGGCCGCTTCGTCAAAATCTGGTAAGTGTGTCGTGGAGTCCTGGCCATTATCTTGTAGGCATCCTCACGCCATGGATCGGCCTCTTCGATAAAGAAATCTGACCACGAGCACGTAAAGATGCGCCGAGGCTCCTTCCAGTTCAGCGGCGCGTTGAACGTCGCGGGCTTGGTGCGCATGACGATATCCGGATCGCGGCCGTATTGCCTCATCCCGCGAAACATGTAACAGTGCGCGCAGGCCGGAGAGACTTTCCGGCAGCCCATCCAGGGATTCCATGTGGAGCCCGGTTTTCCATCTGACCCTCGAGTCCACTCGATCGCTGTTACTTTACCCATTCCAATGAGCCTTTCGGTGGCATGATAGGCACATCGGTTCGACGTCAAGCTCGTGCCCTGCATAGCTCCGAGAATGATGATATTGAGCCGCTCGTTTGCCACATTTACACTTTTTCATTGTCGGCTTTGATAGTGTTCCGCGGCGGATCGACCAACGAACCGCATCATGTGCCTTTTGAATGGCGGACTTGGTCTCGCTGCTCTTGATTCGTTCACGTCTAACACTAACCCGTCTGCAGGGAATACATCCTGCCGTCTTACCGTCATAGCGACTTCGGTCAACATCAAACTCTTCCCTAGGCTTCCAAGCTTTACACGCGGTGCATCTCTTCAATCCCAGAGTGACCCGTCGCTTATATTCAGCGACAGGAATCTCAGCCTTTTTTGCCGCAACCTTAATCGCGCCTTCTTTTGTTTGTGCCATTTCGTAATTATAAAATAGAGTGGACAGGAACTCAATCCATTCCATTCCTTTCAGCAGGTCGGGCGTGGCCGGACTCCCTAACGCTCCCGCGAGAAATCTGGTAAGTCTCAGTTACGCTTTACGCCGCACGCCCACCCCGCCTCTGGCAGTACGGTTTCACGGCGGAGCTTTCCTTCGACATGCCGCGTGCTGCCAAGCTCAATTCTTTGGCGCTAAGCCCGGCAACGGACCCGGCACCTTGGGGGAGGTCGTCCCTCCCATGATGGCCGCTCCCCCGGTTAACCCATGAACTCCAAACGCTCCGATGTCCCATGGACCCGTGCTAGGCCGCGGCTGTCCTGCGGCATCCGTTTTGAAGAGCGCCGAAAGGTTTACGCCCTTGCCGATGGCGGGCGAGCCAGGAAGCAAGCAGAAATTCCCACTTCCCAGCGTCCCATTGGGAATGGCAGTAAACATCGGCACGGCGGCCAGCGAATGCATCTCGTAGCCCCAGGTTTTTTGAACACAGGCCAGAGTCTTGCATTGCGTGCTGGCGGTGCCAGTCGGGTTCATGAAGTAGGCGAAGTCCCCATAGCCGTGAGCCAAAGAGAGATTATGTAAGTTGTAATCAATCGTGACCGAACTCCAGTTCGACGGGACGAGTCCGGACCAGTCGATGCCGAAGCCGCTCGAGATGTTATTCTCAATCACCAGCGCGCCGTAGTGCGGCTGGTAGGATGGAGCGAGAACGATGGCACCTGAATATCCTGCATCCTTTCCAGGCGCAGCATCACTCGAAAACGTGTTGTTCACGATTGAAATGTTGCCATCGTGAGACTGAAACCTGATGGCATAGCCCAAAGCAATGGGCACAGGCCCCTCAATCGAAAACACGTTGTTATAGATCAACGTGTAGTTCGTGCAGGAGTTTGCGAAGTACTGTGCCGTTCCTCCCCCAGGCCAGAGGCCCTTAAACCAATTGTCGTGAAACGAAATGTGCGTCACGGTGGGGTTCAGGTTAAGCACCTTGGGTGGCGTGGGCCTGGTGCAGTCGCTGGTCGGGTTGCCGATCATCAAACCGTCCTGATGATATCCAGCCGGGTTGTACGTGCCCGCGCCCTGGATCTCGTTGCCGTACACCTCGACGTCATCCACCACGGAGCCCGTGTACCCATAGACGATGAAACGGCCACCCCACATGATCTTATTGTCGTGAATCAGGATGTGGCTGGAGAGCGATCCTTTGGGTAGGTAGCTGTTGGAGTAGGCAATCGACTGCACGGACAACGGCTGAAGCGTGCACCGGCTGATCTCGATGTTGTTTCCGCCCCCACCGAAACTGATAGCCGTTCCCGACGAGTCGGTTTTGTTCCCGCTATTCTTGACGAGGAAATTATCGATCTTGATAAATGAAATCCTCCCATGCCACCCCCCATCCCCGATGAGATACGAGTTGGGTCCGGAGAGCTGCTGCCCGTCGATCACCGGCTGACTCCACATCGGGCCGGTGAACCACGTCTGATCTTCCCCGCCGTAGACGTCCGTGGCGCCGGCCGCGCCGCTGTACTTGATGGTGAGCGGAAGAGCAACCTTAGTCCACGTCACCCCGCCCTTGAAAATGAACTGGTCGCCGGGCTTGTGCACATAGAGAGGTTGCGCGAATCCCGGCATCCCGGGCGCCAGCTTCCAGGGCGCTGCTTTGGAAGTACCCGCGTTCGCGCTCGAGCCGCCCACAAAGTCGATGTAGTAGGTCGCGGCGCTCGCCGATACCGCCAGCAAAAACATCAAAGTGACTGCCTGCATGATCCTTTTCATCTGATGGCTCCTTTTTCATTTGATTTGTTTAGCTTCTCTTCACTCATCCCCCGCTTCCCTCTCGCAGCCGCTTGATCTCGGCCCTGATATCGTCAAAAGCATTGAAACTCTTCTCTGGCGGCATCCGTCGAATGAAATCATCCAGCGCGGCGAGAGCGGCGTCGCCCTTCATCCCGATGTCACCGCACGCATCCTTGGCATCGCAGAGAACTGAGTACTCCGCAACCCCCACGGAGACATAAGGTGGCATGTGTCCTGGAGCTCTCCGAGCAGATTCAATCAAGTTCTCGATGGCTTGTCGCATCATCAGGCAGGTCAGATCAGCCTTCTCGGCCCGCTCGCGGAGCGTGGCGTTCTTGCCATCCAGCCGCAGAATTTCCTGCGCGGCCTTGGGAACGATCACCGCGCTGTAGTTGATTCGCGCCTTGGATATGTGTTCCATCTCTTCAGGTGACATTGTGAACCATCCTTTCAGCATGGCGGCCAGCCTACCGCGAGAACTGGCGCAGCAGGCTGACCGCCAAGAACACCCAAACCGCGAAGCAGATGGCGCCCGCGATGATGACGCACCGCGTGAACCCTCGCGTATCGCGCGCATCCTGCAGACGCCATTCATCAAAGCAAGCTCTTAGTTTTGCTTTCCGGACCGCAAGGCCGCCGTCATCCCGAACGAAGGGATTGGGCGCAGGATCCCCCGGATTACTAGTTGAGAGTTTGCATGAACCGCTTCGTTTCATCATTGCACCTTATAACTCCCGGCCGGGCTTGTTGCCCCAGCCACCGCTATCTCCGGATCCTCGGCCTTTGACGGCGGGCGCTTGAAACCGAAGACTTCCCCGAGCCGGTTGACCACCGCAATGACCGCGCTCCAACCCACCTCGCTTGGTGTCGCCTCAGGATTGACGTCACCGACCTGCGCCTGCACGGTAAAGAACACAAGTCGCGCGGCGATGTAGTATGGAGACTCACCCTCCCCGATGACAATCTGAGCGCAGAGCCATTCCAGCGCAGCGCTGTCTGTTATCAGTCCTTGCCGCTCCCGCACGAGCTCCAGCGCTTGATCGATAATCTTCAACTGAGACTTCTCAAGCTGAAAGCCGCGGTAACTTCGCTCTTCCAGGGCCAGCCCCGGCACGGCCACATTGAGCTGCTTCCGGAACTGATTGTTGGGCATCTCTGTGGCGTCCTGTACCATCGCCGCAGTTCGCCGAGCGACCGGAACCCGCGCGAAATCCTGCGCATTCGTGAACGTCATCTGACTCAACGCCTTTTCCGGAACGCTCTGCTCAAGATCCCGGTAGGTTCTTGCCATGGCATAAGCCTGACTGGCTTTCTTGTCTCCAACCGCATCCAGCCAGTCTTCGAACGACCCAAACTCCACGTTCCATAATTGCCCGTCGATCACTTTGGAGAAGATGCCGGCGAGCGCCGTCCACTCTCGGCCGATCCGCTTGTAGGATTCCTTCGCCTGCTCGGTCAACTTCTTGGCTTGCTGTTCCCTTTCTGTCATCGACTGCTCCCTTCTGGTGAGGCCGGGGCCGGGACCGGCCTTCGTGGTAACCTTCAATCAATACAAGATTTTCTTTCCTTCCACCAATTCACGCCAAGTTTTGATATGTTCTTTGAGTTTTTTCAGGTCGGACGGAACGACTCGCCTGACTTCTCCGTGATCAATCGAGTAATAGCTGTTGACGGTCATCGTTCGTGCATCACCGTCAACGATGAGAACGGAATTATTGTTGTTCTCGGTGAAGCGCTGGAAAGCGATTCGCTGTCCGGTTGGAAGAAGTTTCTCAGGACCCTTCCATTCCTGAATACCGAAAGATCTGTCAATTTCAACGAAGGCATCGATGTCTGTATATCCGATTCCCCGAGAGAAGCACTCATCAAAAACCCCCAATCGAATCCGCTTTATCAGATTGAAGCAATTTGTGCCGTTCTTGCAGTCCCACTCCATTCTACGTCCTGACATCTTTGCCTCCATAGGGAATCACAATGAATCCCACCGTCCGGAACTGCTCGGCAAAGGCTTCCAAGTCCTTGCCGAAATATAAGAAAGTTTGCCCTTGAATCGGCTGCATGCGTCGCGATCCGGTCGAATCGATGAAATTTAACCTTCCCCTTGTAAAGCAGATCGCCGTACAGGCGGAAGCTGCCTCATGAAACCAGACCGTATCCGTATAATTGTTTGTCAACAGGATCGCCGCCGTTATTCGTCCCGCTCGATACTCTCCGATGAGCTTTGAAATGAACTGCGCCATCAAGGGCTGACTGTAGGGTGGATTCAACCAAACGTTACCATGCCACTCTCGCTTCAGCCCGTCATCTTTCCTCGTGAAGAACTTCGTGGCCCTCACCGTCTCCTGAGCCGCAGCACTCGATGCCGGGTCCAGATCGATTCCATTAAGAACGGACCGCGCCAGCTCGATGTGCTCCGCAGGCGTGTACCATTCATCTTCACCCGCGCCAAAAGTACCGCGCGGTTTCTTACCGGCGTTCAGGATATCTTTGCCAACAAGGCCATCAGATTTCTCTTCAAACTCACGCCACTTTGCAATCTTCTGCTCGAATTCCTCTTTCGACAGCGCGGCAAGTTTATGAGCGTAAGCGCTCTTTTTCTTGTCCACGCCCAGCTCTTCGAGGGTGGGTGTGTCTATTGGCGGTTCATTTCCGGAACCGCCAATAACTCCCGGCCCCACAAGCTGGCTTCTTGTTCCCTTCGCCTTCATCGTCTCGTGAAGCTCAGCCCACTTCTTTTCGGCGCGCCCACGAACATCAAGCGCGTCGATTTCCAACTTTCGATCTCCCATCAGCCGGACATACACTGCGATGGCTTCGGCCTTACTAGAAAAGACTTTCGCCTCATCCATCGTCTTTGCCTGTTCAATCTCCCGGCAGGCCGCGTCATAATGGAGTTCTGCCTTCGGCCCATTCGCGAGCGCTGTCATCTTGCCCTTCATTCCCCCCTCGCTTCCTGCGGCGGTCCGCCGCCCTCATCCCACGATAATGATTCTCTTCCCCCAGGGCGCCGGCACGGGCACGCCGTAGATCACCACGAACAGGTGGGCCAAGCCCGGAAGGTTGGCCGAAGGGAAGAGCGTCCACAAGCCCGGAGTGATTTCCTCCAAGCCAAAAACGAGCAGCCCCCCCGCATCGCCCTCCGGGCCAGCTTCGGAAACGCGCACTCGAACCCCGGCATCCAGACCCATCATGAGAATCAATGAATCCCGGCCCCCCGTGCTGGCGGCCAACAACCCCTCATGATAATCAGCGAGGGCAGGCACGTATTGAAAGAATGCCTGACCGACCGGAATCGTCGGATCCCCGAACTCCTCGATGGCTCCCTCGCGCCAATGGATAAACTCCGCGATCGTTTTCATGCTCGCGCCTCTTCTCTTGGCGGCGCTTCCGGTTGCAAGCGAAAGCGCACACCCCGGCGATGCAGCTCGTTCTTGGAGAGCACGTCGCATTCCCCGTTCTCCTCGCGCGGAATCCATATGAGTTTCACCTTGCTGCCCGCCTGCTTTGAGACCACGGCCAGCGCCTCGACCGCCTGCTGATAGACGGGCACGTAAAGCCCGCCGTGAACTTTCCACTTCCGCCGGAGCTGCATGATGACGAGCTGCGAATCTCCCCGGATCATGATGGGCCCGCTTAGACCCCTCTCCTGACGCATCCGCAGCTCTCTCAGAAGCGCTAGCACGCCGGAATACTCCGCGAAATTATTGGACATATCCGGCCCATAACCACAGTAGTTGCCCCAGGCATGCACCACCTTCCCGTCCAGCTTCAGGAGCGCACCCCAGGCGGCGTGACCGCCCGGGTTTACCGGTTCACAAACTCCGTCAAACCATCCTTCGATCAAAGCCATCACTTCCCCCTTTTCGGATCACGCCTTCTCAGGCCGTATGAAACGATCATTCGATCACAAGCCTTTTTCATCCTTCGCCACTCTGCGGTCTCCGAGAGTGCATCCATCGCCTTGAGAACTTCCATCTGCAACTCTCCCAGGTTGACATCCCGCTTTTTACTCTTTTTCACTTTAGCTTTCATGGTCCGCACCCTTTTCGGCTCACGCCGTCGCGTTGTGAAGCAGGAGAATTTCCCCGCCCCAATGTTTGAAGAACCCGTCATGGAGAGTCTTGATGCCCGCCGTCGCTCCCCCGAGCGTGAATTCATCAAGCTCTTCCTTTGCGATAAACGTGATGACGGACCGTACGAGCAAAGCGTCCCGGTCGCCCGCACGAACCAGCTCCTCACAGACGGCGCAGGCCGCCCAACTCCCTCTCGAGGTGTAGCGGAACTCCGGAAGCGAAAAGCTCTCTGCCGGCAATTCCGCCACCACCTTGACCTCGCTGCAAAAGTCGCACTGGTTCACGGCTCCCCCCTTCCCGATTTACTTCTTGGCCTTCCGTCCCGCCTTCTTCTTCTTATTCCCTTCCACCAACGGCACAGGCTCCCCAAACGTTGCTTCAGGCGCCTCCGCCCCTTCATCGTCGATGATCCGCTGATTACGCGCGTCCTGAGAATCCGGCGCCGACTCTTCGAGCGGCAGCTCGCCTTGAAGCTGTTCAAGAGTCATGAGCAGATCATCCCCGAAATTCTTGACCGCCCACGCTCCGGCATCGTCGAGCGGAACGGTGAAACCGAAGTCCAACTCGACGCCCGTCCCTCGATCTTTCTTCATCGTCCCGGCCTGAGTTGCCGTCTCCCGGTTGAGCGTGAAACCCGTCAACTCCTTCGGGTCGAACTGGCGAACCGCACCCGTGCTTGAGCCCGCCTGAAACAGCACGCGCACGTTGACCAACTTCTGCTCCGTCGTGATGGCATCGAGCGCGGTATCCTCGGTCATCAGCTTGTACGCCTGGAGCAGCGGAGGCTTCAGGCTCGCCTTCCCGTCCAGCTTCATCGTGAGAACCAGTGTGGCCCACTTCCCCCCCTCGGAGTCCGTCTTGAGCCGGACCTTTCCCAACCTCACATTGAGTTGCGTGTTCATTGCCAGCATCTTCAACCTCCTGACGAAGCGGCCTTCTAGCTATCGTTCCCGGCCGCCGCGGCCTTCTGGTCATAATCAAAGCCATCCGCGGCTTTGTTCTCAAACTTGACGTAGGGGCGCAGGAATATCAACGTAGCGTCGCCCACGGGCCCATTGCGCTGCTTCGCAATGTTGGCCCCAATCTCCACCCCTTCGGCCATACCCAGCTCTTCATCCTCAGGCTCTCCCCGGAAAGCTTTGGGTGGGAAACGGTAAAGAAAGATCACGGTATGCGCGTCCTGCTCAATCGCTCCCGAATCGCGCAGATCGGAGAGCATGGGCTTGGGTCCGCGGCGCTGCTCCGGAGGCCGGCTGAGTTGGGAGAGCGCCACGACGGGACGCTTCAACTCCCGCGCCATGTGGAGAAGGCCATGAGAGACGTTGGAAACTTCCTGCGTCCGGTTCTCCCCCGTGCCTTTGATCAGTTGCAGATAATCCGCGATGATCAGATCCACGTGATGCTCGGCGACCAGCCGGCGCGCCTTCGCCCGCATCTCCATGATCGAGATCCCGGGCGTGTCATCGATATAAATCCGGGCCTCGGCCAGCCGCCCCAGGGCCGCCGTCATGCGCCCCCAATCATCTCTTGAAGCGAAGCCCGTCCGCAGCTTGTGGCTGTCGACCCGCGCCTCTGAGCAAAGCATGCGAAGGATCAGCTCCGATCGCGCCATCTCCAGGGAGAAAATCCCGACTGCCTTCTGCTGCTTCATCGTAACGTGCGCGGTGACATTCAGCGCCCAGGCCGTCTTGCCGACCGAAGGCCGGGCTGCGAGCACGATGAACTCCTGATTGCGCAGGCAGCCGAGCATCCCATCCAGGTCCATGAAGCCCGTTTCGACTCCATCGCCCGTCCCGCCCCGCTCAAAGAGCCGATCAATCGTCCCGAAGCTTTGTTGGATAGCTTGGCGTATCGTAACAAAGCCCGTACTGACCCGCTCCTCAGCCAGCTCAAAGAATTGCTGCTGCCCCATTTCGATGAGCGTCTTCGCGTCATCCGATCCTTCCAGGGCTCGGGTCATCAGGCCACTTGAAACATGGATGGCGCGCCGCAGCGTGGACTTCTCTTTCACGATCCGGCTGTACTCCCCTACCGCCGCCGTCGTCCCGATCGGCACGCCGTCGACCAAGCTGGCAATGTATCCGGCGCCCCCGGCCTTCTCCAGGCATCCATCCCGTGAGAGCACTTCTCCCAGGGTGATGAAGTCAATCGGCTGGCCCAACTCCCCGAGGTCCACCATGCGCTGAAAGAGGATGCGATGGCCATCCCGGTAAAAGTCTTCGGGCGCCACGCTTAACTCCAAAGCGATATCGAGCGCTCCTGGGTCCAATATAACGGACCCCAGGAGCGCCCTTTCTGCTTCAGCATTATTCGGCAACGTCCGCGGTTCGTCCGGCGCCGAAACTTGTTTATTGGGTTTTGGGCTTGCCATCGCTGGCCGGGCCGTCCATCCCGGCGCGTCGTGCTTCGGCTGCGGCGTTCTCCCTTTCATACTGCGCGAAGAGCTTCTTCGCGGTCGGCGTCCCTGAAAGCATCGCGGGTTTCTGGATGCGGCTTTCATCTTCAACAATGGCCCGGATGTCTGCCACGGTCGGGAAGAACCGGCTGTGCTGCAGATGCTCTTGACAGGCCATCTCGAAACCATCCTCCGTCAGGTCTCCGAGCGCTCGCATCCAAATCTCAGGAAGCATCGGACCCACCGGGCGTTGATAGTTCTCCGAAAATATCGCCTGCCACTTCACCACGACGGGCAAGCGCAGCCTTAAAGACCTTGCGATTGGACTCAGTGATCTGCTCAGCTTTGTTTTTGAATCCATTCCCTCCCCCCGCTATCGGCTCCATGAACTGATCATAGTTGGCCGCGAAATACCGCAGCGATCCCTTTCGCTTCTGGTGGAACGCGTCCCCACTTTCCATGAAATTCAGCCAGCGCTCCCCGAACTCTTCCGGTGTGATCCCGGGCCGGACCCGGACCAGCAAGGCGAGTTGGCAATAATCGGCAGCTCGCCAAGTGGGCTTGGTCCCGTACTTTTTCACAAAACTGTCCATGGCGAGATCCGAGAGCTTTCGCTGCCGCGAAGTCTCCAGGTTTCGCAGAGACTTCGCGCCTGAAGTACTCTCTGAAGTACTCACTGAAGTACTATGCTGAACGTCCTTCAGCAAGTTCTTGTCGTCACGTTCAGCAAGTTCGGAAGGAGGTTCAGCAGGTTCGGTGAATAAACTTGCTGAACCTCCTTCAGCAGCTTGCTTTTTTAGCTGCCGTTCAAGAGATTGGTGGTGAGCTCGACATAACCAGTGGACTTCCAGGGGTTTGGAGTAATCCGGGTGATGCGATTCCGAGTTGATGTCTCCGCAGACCTCACAAGGTTTCCGGGTGAGGGTGCCCCGCCCAATCGCGCCGGCCACGATCTTGTGGGCCCGGATGCGCTCGGAACTCTCATAGGTGGGCGCGTCATCGGTATATCGGCTGGGATCATTCGGATCCTGTCCAGGAAAGTTGACCACGTACTCATAGGCAGAGTATCGCTGCCCTGCAAAGCCATGAATCCGGCGTCCTATCCAGCCTTCAACGGTGGATAGCTGAAGATGCGTAATGACGGCACGCTCCGACAAGCCCGTCTCCCGGGACAGTCGCTTTGTGGAGGGAAAGCATCCCTCCCCCAGCTCATTCATATGACATCCCAGGGTCAGGAGCACGTGCCGGGTGGTCGGGGATAGGTCAGAATTTAAGATTGCGGCGCGCCAAGAAAAATATAAAGGCTTTTCATTATGGAGCTTCATCCGTTCCGTCCCTCCAATCAGGGCAGGGTAGCCGGGGTGATTGGCCCCCGGCTCCCCTCAGGCCACGTCTCGGGTCGGGCGACCTTTGGCGCAACCGAACTTTACTAAAAGTCGAAAGTCACTGCAAGCACTTCCAGCATGCCTCATCATTATTTTTTCCCACACCGATGCTCACGCAGAATATCCACCAGCGGCCGCTCTATCAGCATGTTCCGGTGAATCCCAATCACCCGGGAATGGCAGCGATCGCAGAGGATCTCGATGAATCCCGGGCCGGGCACGAACTGCACCCACAGCCGAAAGGTGGCGCTCTTGCCGGCCGCTTCGGCCAGGGCCACTTTCTGTTCAACGGGGAGTTCCTTAGTATGTAACACGGCTCAAGACCTCCCCCACGGCTTGCTTTCGCCACTCTTTCAACTCCGGCTGCTCCATGACGTAGAGTACCAGGGCCGTGAAGACTTCGGCCTCAAGGTAGATCGTATTGCTGGGATCATTCTCTTTGCCGTTCTCCGTGGTAAGGTGGAGTCCTGCCGCGTCCACCTCCACGTACACGCTATCCCCCAGGTAAGCTTTCATGGGGTTGGCACTCCCTTCTCCCGCACCGGATACTTCGCCATCAATGCCTTGAGCGCGGGCTTCACGATCTCGAAATTCTGCATGTTAGCGCACTGACAGCAGTTAAGAAACGCCCGGAGAAACGAGCGGGGATTCTCGGCCAGCTTATCCATGACGTAACGGTGTAGCTCTGGCTGCTGGTATAGGTTTGGCATCATCCACCCCCTTTTTTCTGATCAAACACTTTCCAAATGAATCGTCTGTAAGCTTCATCAAAAGCCTGGGCCGATGAGCCCTCTGGCGGGAACTCGGCGGGACAGCCATAGTAAATCTGCCCGGCGCTGAAGGAGATGGCCCTCCAGTTGGAGTCCGTGGCCGGGCCACTTTTTTCCTGCCGGCCGCAGAAGATGCAGGTCATCATTTCGCCCATGAAAGGAATCTTCCCCAGGTTGCGCAGGTTACCGTTACCGCCCATGATCCCTCCCTTCAGCCTCGCCGCACGGGCACAGGTTGTGGCGCCACAATAGGGTCTAAGTGAGGCTTTCCATCATGGAGACATTCCCCATCACTCCCCAGGCCCATCTCTTTCGTGCGGTGAATGGACACCGTGTTGCGGAGCTCTATGTCCAGCAAGCTCAGGTCATCCCGTTCATCCGCATAGAGGAGGCGCCGGTCGCCCCCCCTGAATCTCACTTCCCATTGTTGCAGCCTGATGATCGCCATACATGACCTCTCTTAGCGTTGGGTGAGCTTCGGCTCCGGGATCACCGTCACACCGGCCACCTTGAGCTGCATGTTCTGAGCCCGCGCCGCAGCTCGAAGGCGAGGGTAACTATCCGGATCATAGAGATTGTCATCCTGCGGCAGCAACCAAGCGGCCGGGATGTCGTAGGGGTTATCGATTCGAATCGTGTAAAGCGTCCTGCGGCCCTGTCCGGTCACCTTGGGCGTTTGAGCCTGCGCCACGGCCGGCGCTATGGCGCGAGCCGGAGGCGGAGGGGGAGCCTCAATCACCACCGGAGCAGATTTCTGTTCTTCCAACTCTTTGACCACGTCCGGCATATCCAGGCTCTTCGCTGTCTCGATGGCTTCCGCCAGCTCCCTTTCCTGATTCTTCGTCTCTTCTTCCAGGAGCTTTTCCCGGAGCCGCATTTCTAGGGCCCGGACGTCCTGCGCCGTAACCTCCTCGAGGGGATGGCTGAGAAGGGTTTGGCAGGATTCCACCTTCTCTCCATGTTCACAGAGTTGACGAATCCAGTGCCGCGCGGCTTCCGTCCGGCCTTCCTGCTCCTGGCGCAGCTTATCGAGCCGCTCTGCTTCTTGTTTCCTAGCCCGCTGCTCATCATCCCAGGTTAGAATTGCCCTTTCAAGGAGATTTCGCGTGGCTTCAATCCGCCCTGAAACTTCCGCCCTCCCCTGAGTCGTGGCCTTGTGCAGCTTATCGAGGAGGGTGGAGAGCGGTCCGTATAGATCATCCACGGACTTCGTCCCAATCGTCGTCTCTGCCGCAACCGCGATCCTCTGCCCGGCATCGTCCATAATGCCCATCGTGATCCGCACCCGTAGCCGGCCCGGGTCGCTGGGGTCGCCCTTCATCGTGATAAGCCCCTTGAGAGTCTTCCGGTGTTCGGATGCCTGGGTGTAGCTTTGTCCGTCCGTGATGGTCTGATAATCGATGGCCTGTTCGATGGCCGCGTCAATCGTTTCATGGAGCGCCGTCCCGACGGATTGCGTAATGGCGCTGGCGAGATCGGCCAGCGCGCCACTGGTGATCACAATGGGCTGAGGCGTCACCGGAGCCACGGGCGCCACGGGCGCCGTGACCACGGCCGGCAAGGTTTCAACGTTCTCTGTCTTGGGTTTTTCTTTCACGTTTTTTGCCACTGGTGCTTCCCCCTGTATCGTCGCGGCGGGCGTCGTCTGCCGCTCGCGCTGTTTAAGCTTCTGATGAACCAGACTGATAGCTTTTTCAGCCAGCGATTGATTCATGTGCATGAGTTCCCCGTCCGCATTGATGAAGCCAAAGGCCCGCAGCTCATCGTCTGTGAGCCGTGAGAGTTGGGCCATTTGAACGCTCCCCCAATATCGACTCAAAGCTTGTTTGAAAGGTTCTTTCAGCACACTACGTCCTCCTTATTAAGGATGCTGTCTCAAGAACACATTCCGCCACCCGCAAAAGCAGCTCACGATACAGACCATCCTTATTCATGGGGATGAGATCCGGATGTCGCTGCATCCACTCAAAAGCTTTCATCGGACCGGATCGCGTCCGCAGGGCCTCGATGATTTCCCGTAGGCGTACTTGAGCTTCCATGTCCCCTCCTTTCATTCTCCGTAGGCGTTCCGGTTCCACACCGCGATGTTGAGGCTCTGCCGGAAGATGGCAAAGTCCATCGGGTCCAGATAAGGGATTAGTTTGTAGGTTCCGTTGACGAAGAGCTGCGCGGCCCAGCGCTGATATTTGAAAGGGCGCACCCGCGGCGGTCCTAGGTTGGCGACGGTCGCCATCTCCTGCCCGGCCAGTTGCACGCCCCAATAAGGCTCTTTCAGTTGAGGGGTTTTCAGTTCGATTAGCGCGGGCTCGCCGCGCCTCAGACCCTCACGATCAATCGTCGTCGCGAAGGCGGTGATTTCAAGCTTGGCGAAGAAGCTGTGTTCAACGAGGTGAACGACAATCTCCTGCTCCTCCTTGCAGCGCTCCCAGGCATGACAGAAACCGCGCACTTCATGGCTGACGGCATCATAGGGCTCAATCCACTCTCGCGGCGCCGTGTCCCAGGTTTGCCCGTTGCAGTCCAGGATGGCACAAGCCTGATGAACGGCTGATCCAATCTTTCGCCTCCGATCCCAACTGCGCTTGTTCCCGCTCCACCGCCGCACTCGGGCTGCGGTAAGAGCCTCCGTAACGCTGACGATATGAATGCCGTCCTGATAGTATCCCCCCTCCGGTCTGGCCATGTTCTCCCCCTCTGTTCTATTTAATTCTTCTGGCGAGGCGGCCCCGTCCGACCGCCTCGCCAGCCCGATCTATGCCACCGGGGTGAAGCCTGCCTTTTCCGGACCTTCCTTGAGCTTAATGAGCAGATCCTTGAAATCCACCTTCTGGATTTTCGTCACGGAATCAATGGTCCATTCTCTCTTTAGGAACCGGTGAAGAGGATCATCCGGAACGGATTTCCCGGGAAGAGCCCACTTCTTGTTTCGTGCGAGTTGCCAGACCAGCCCTTTCTCCGAGTCGTCGATGAGCCCCGATGTCTTGCCGTTGCCCGGTGAGGCCGCAGCTTCGGTCGACGTCGTGACCACCGCCGCTTGATTCGTACTGGAGGCGGGAGCGTTAGCAGGGGGCTTGTCTTTCACGGGAGCCTCGGGCTTCCCGATATACTCGGCCCAGGTTGAGTTGCCATCCTCGATGCTCTTGTAGATTCCGCGTAGCTTCTTGATTTCAGCCGGAGACGCGGAAGCCAGTCCATGTTTGAGGTAGGTCTCCAACTCCGCGACCGGAACCCCGATCGCGTCAAACGCGCCGATGATCTTCTTCTTCTCCGCGTCCGGATCTTTCTTGGCCTCCGTCGAGAGCGTCTTTTCGACTTCCGCCATGGCATCATCAATGAAGTCACTCGGGATGAGCTGCAGGAGCGCGTTACGAACCAGGAAGGCTCCCCGGCGTGCCGTAGCCTCCCGAAGTCCGCGCTCATTGAGAGGCTTGTATCCGTCGCGCCGGGTGTAGCCAATCTTCGTGAAGGTATCCTGCCCGGACACTCGCGTGTTGGTTTCCAGATCATAGCCCCAACCCTCGACGGTCCGGGTGTCTTCCCCGTCCGCGATTACGAAGAGGCCCCACCGCATATTGCCCCAGACTCGAGCCGCCTCCCGAGCCAGCTTGACGCTGGGCCCGGTGATGTCCACGTTCTTGCCCTCGTCGGAATCGAACCGTGGAAAGGAGTACATCGCATCCTCGGCAAAATTCGTCCGCTGGCAGGCGTGCATGATCTTCTGGTAGGCCGCCTGCTCATTGCGCGGGAACTTTCGCGCTACGATGATCGCGCTCTGGATGTCAACTCGGGCTTCTTCCGCCAGCCGCTCCGGAGCGATCTCTTCCGACGCGCTCACTTGCCGTCCCATCGCGTCATCCTTCTGTTTCTTCGCTGCCATAGTCTCCCCCTGCCCCCGGATGCTTTCCGGCGCTGTCACCCCTTCCGGAGTTCAGCCGCCCTCCGGGTTACTTCACTTTGCGCCGCTTCAGGAATTCATCCACTGCCTTGCGAACCATATCCGAGACGTTTCGATCATCCGCCTTCGCCATCAGGGAAAGCTGATCGACCATGAACTGCGGAAGGCGCACGTAAAACGTCGCCATTTTCTCTTGGTATTTCGTGGGTCGTCCTGCCATCGGAGAGCCTCCTATGCATATTTATGCATATTAGGACATAGAAGTCCACATATATTTTTCTTGCACGGAGATGACGTTCTCTGCTATGTATGCCTTGCACGTTGGTATGGATGTTTCCCCCTTTGGCGGTCACTTGGGCCCGTCCCCTGAGTGGCCGCCTTCCTTTTTATTCCCGAATCTTTCGCTTGCCGAATTCTCCGGCCGGCGCGGGTGCGCTGGGTTGAGCGCGCTTCTGAATTTCAATCGACTGCCGTGGCTTCACGGGCGGGAGGATAACGAAGCGCGGCGCCGTCTCATCTGCAACCTTCTTCTGTACGAGGAGGATGTGCCCGCACTTCCCGGCTCGCTTATACAGCATGCAGGTACAAGAAAAACTTCCGCGGTTGGCCAGTGAAACCGTATGACTGCCCACGATGAATTGTTGTGACATCTTCCTCCAGACTGAAGCCTATCCTCCCAGGTGGGGGGAATCGGGCCGGTCGCAGGGCCGGCCCTGGGGGGGAAAATCAATCATCACTTCTCAGCTTGCGAATGCCCGCCGTCATGGTATTCAGCGTCTCGGATGCCTCCTTGATGATCAGCCCGGTACGCTCCTTCAGCGTCTCACTCTCCCGCAACTGCTCAGGCGTGATCCCCTGCATGAGGTCTTTGAGTTGCCCCGAAACAATGGCCAGCTCCGTATCATCCGTGACGTTGCGAAATTCAAAGGTATTGAGGAATTCCCGCAGGCGGTTAACGGAGCTATCCGTCAAGCGCTTGGTCTTCCCATCCGCTCCCGGCACCAGAGAATCCTTTAGCCGCTCCACCAGGTCGGCCATCCCGACCCTCAGCATGGTGCGCCACTCCTCATAGCTGTCCTGCATCTTCTGCTGGATCTTGTCGCGCTCCTTCTCAAATAAATCGGCGCTCAGCTCCTTCAAGGAGGCGGGCGTGGAGAGCGTCACGTAATTCCAGGTCATGCGAAAGCGCGCCCGGACCTGTTCCTGAGTCGGATAATCCGCCCGTTCAAACAGCACGCCCAGAGGCTCCCGGGCTGTTTCCAGAAGCTCCGGATATTTCTCCGTGAAGCTTTCTGCCATCAGCTCCCGGCGCTCGCTAAACTCCTGAAGCTTGGCTTCCACCTGCCCGACGAGGCCGATGGGCAAAACGTGCAGGCCCTTCTCATAGGGCAGGCACTTCGAATCGATGTAAGAGAGAACGTCCGCATCCAACCGGCTGATGGACTTCAGCTCCTCGCTGTCCAGCAGCCGCTTCGTAACGTTGATCCGCCGCTTGTCGGCGTCCACCTCGACGCGTGAAGAAGCCACGTGCCGAGTATTTCCGAATGCCTCAAAGTGAATGCTGAGAAACACGGCTTGCTCCGTGATGCTTCGCATCCCGCGAGGCCGTTCAACCGTCATCGTGGGCATGGTATCCTTCCCCCTCTGCGGGCTTAGTGGCCCGCCTTAAGCACGTCCTGCCCGTGCGTGTGAGCCGGATCGTGGCTGTGATGCTTAGCCCGGCTCATGGCCGCGGGGTCCGTCCGTGCAACCCGGGTCGTCTCGCCGCCTGCCAGGATCGACATCGCCTTGATGAATCTCTCAGCGGAATCGTGGTTCGCCGGTGAAACCGGATCGGTCGTGGTCTTGATGGTGCCGTCCGGAAGAATCTCAATGGTCATCGTGTCCGCGTTCATGAAGCCCTCCGTTTCACGGTCGCCACCAGATTGCCAGCGGCGTTGGTTTTCCAGTCGAATTTCCAACCGAAGCGCTTTCCCTGGGACTCGACCACTTGCTTCGAGTAGGCGATCTTGATTTGGCCTTCGGTTCCCTCGTCTGCGTTCCGGATGGTCATCTGGCAGGTTTCGGTATTGAAGTATCCCGAGACCGTACCCCTTGAGAATCGAACCACGCTCCCACTTTGCTGCGCGACATAGCCGGCCGCGCGCAATGACTCCACCAGGATCGTGGGATTCGTTGTGCTGGCCCAGGCCATCTCCGCGGTTATCACTGTATCGCAAGGCATGTCGATGCCCTCCCTTCATGGATCCCGCACGGGCTTGCCGCCGTGCTGCGGGTTACGTCCCACCAGTCCGTTATAATGGACTGGCGGGATGGCTCACCGTTTCCTCCTTTCTAAACATCCGGCTCAATCGGTTCGTCGACGTCCGCTTGGGTGTAACCGGTCAAGATTTCCGGCCGGTACCGTGACAGTTCTTTCTTCTCGCAATCCTCGCAGGTGTAACAGAGGAAAATTCCCTGCGCGTCGAACTGCGCCTCGCGCGGTTTCCCGCTACCACATGGACAGTCTCTCATCGCTCAACTCCTTTCTCCATAAGCCCTCGCGCAACTTCTGGTCTGGGCGCGCGCTTGCCCAACTTCCAAAGGTGTTCCCAGATCATGCCGTACAGCGATGAGCGGTCAAGCTGCGCCCGATAGACATCCTCAAGCGCCGAGTGATTCGCCCACATCTTCATGGCCGTGTACTGATCACAGCCGAAGAAAGCGCATCCGAACGGCGCCACGGGATAAATCGTGCAGCGCCGCTCAGCCGTGAAGTGAATGCAGACTCCGCTCTCCTGCCGAGTAGGTACCAGCGTGTGGATCCGGAACAGTTCAAACCCCTTGGACACCAGCGCCCCCGGCGAAGCCAGGAGGTTTGATTCCGCCCAGGTGAGCGGATCATGGGTTGGGTCCGGATCATTCAGTTCCCATTTCGGAATGATCCGGTCCAGGTCAGCCGGGATCAAATATCCCGGCATGATCTCACAGAAGCGCGAGCAGGCTGCGCAAGCGCAGGACGTTCGCTCGATACCAAACTCAGTCCGCTTCATACCTTCCCGCCTTTCCTGTCGAAGGCGAGCGGGCCATCATCAAGCTGTAGGCGGCGCTTCCCGCCCCCGCTTGATTCAGCCTGCTCCTCCCAGCGATAGATCCCCGGCTCTGAAGCCGAAACATACTTCCCCGTCGCAAGCTGACGGAGCGAACGAACCTTGTCCGCGGCCGCCCGGCAGACCGGAACGATGAACGCCGCAGCTTGTCGTAATGGAATTTGAAGCTGGTCGGCGAGCTTCGAGCACTCCTTGATTTCCCGGCCCGTCCAACCGTCATCGTCTGGAACCGGATCCCCTGCTGACAGTGAGTACTTCTTGCCGTAGAATTTCCAGCAGGCTTCTCGCTCATCCGCTCCCATCAAGTCAAAGAAGAACGTCCCGAGCGTGAACCGGCTCAGGATTTCCGGAGGCATCTGCCCGATCGCATTGCAGGTGCCGATGACCAGCGTGTTCCCCTGGGAGATGGCATCCACGGTTTTGAGCGCGGTGCGAAGGCGCTCTTCCGTCGAGCCGATGATGCCGGACTGCATCCCGGCCAGATCGAACATGATGGTCGGGATTCCCGCCACGCTGCCGGCCCACTTGGCGAGCAAGGTTTTGCCCCCGCCCGGAACTCCAATGCAGAGCATGCCGTCCGACTCCCGCTCCGTGGTCCATGAGAGCCACGTTCCGGTCATCCCCGTCTTCACGCCGGAGAGGTCTGTCCCGGTGCCGGCGAACGCCTTCTCGATCTCATCGATGAAAAGGATGCAACGGTACTTCTTCCGTCCCGCCAGAACTTGCTTGAGAAAGGCGCGGACGTTCTCCAGGCCGACCGGCTCCGGAGTCGAGCCCCGCGAAACGGTCATCCCGGCCTGCTGCTCGATCTGCTGGCGCTTGCGTTCCCACAAGCCCTCCACGTCGATGCCTTTTTTTGACGCCGACATGGCCATCGCCTGCTCTGCCGGGAAGGCGGCCAATCCCGCAACCGCGTCGATCGCGGCCGCTTCTTGCTCCGCCGTCAACGCCGGACAGCCCGCGGCCTGAACGATGTTCCTCAGAATGACGAGCAGCTCTTCCGGAGTCGGCAACGGCTCATCGATCACCAGAACATCCTCGGACAGCTCCGGAGGAAGAACCGACCCCGCCGTGGTCGTCATGACCAACATCTGACCTTTCATCTTGAAAGACTCCCGCAGGTTCCAGATGCCTTGCTTCACGCCCTCGTTCGTCCAAAACATGTGCGCGTTGACCATGACGATGATCACGTCCTCCGTGCTGATCTTCCCGAGGAGCATCAGAAAATCAGTGGGGCGCGTGGAGACTTCCAGCGGATCCCCGCCATCGAGAAGCCGCGCGGCAACTTCACTCCCGGGCTTGTTCAGCCCTTGCAGGCCGCGCATCAAGTCCCAAATCAGAAATGGAGCTTGATTGATGTTGCCGTTTAGAGGTTCCGTGATTTCATTGATGGCCGACCAAGGGTCAGCCGTCCGAACCGCGACGAGCGGAGTCGCCGCTTTGCGAGCCGCCCGGAATTGCTGTTTGAATTCCATGGTGTTTTCCCCCTTCGTTTGAATGATGAGCCCTTGCCAGCCCGTCCTGGGCCTGGGCCCCGTTCCTGTTTGCCGTGGATCCCCGCCACGGCGCGGCGTGCTAGTGGTATTGCTTGTTTCTCGGGAAGCCGCATACGGTGCAGAATCGCGCGCCTACGCAGCTATGCACTGGAGGCACCCAAGGCCGTGTGGCCTTCACCGCCTGCTCGCGGTCCACGGTACGTGAGGCTAACTTCACGACGCGCACCATGAAGAAGATCATGAGCATCGCGGCCAAGATGAAAATAGTTGCGCTTGCCAGAAAGTTGATGACATCCATGTGAGTTCCCCCCTTTTTGATTTTCTGCCCTCGCCAGCGCCGAGCGCCTGGGCAGGTTTCCCGTTTGCCGGAGATCGCGCTCCGGCACAACTTCTCTTCATGCCGCTGCTTGGAAAGCGTGTTCATTCTGAGCGAGCTTCAATTTCACCATCTCGATCGATAGCTCGTCTTCGTCAATGGCCAGCGTACTGGGATCCGGCCCGATGGGGTTGAACCAAATCATCCCTTCCGCCGTTCCGAGATACGTTGCCCCAGCCATGACCACAACTCGTTCATGATCCGCGTTGAACATGGTCCCCTCCCTTTTCAGAGTTTCGGGCGCGGCCAATCTCGATGCCGAACGCCTCGAAGAAAATCACATTGAAGCACCCGAAGGTGCTCTCTGTTTCATCCGCGTCCAGGTCCAGCGTGAGGCTGCCTGCCGTCATATCCTGATTCATGGCCCCCGCCCCCTTGTCTTAGATTCCAGCCGTCCATTCGGCCCAGGACCGGATGCCCTGAGCCGTAGCACTTCTGGAGTGTTAAGGCAATTCGTAATGGTTGGCCTCGGCGTACTCCGGCTTCATCACGATGAAGACGTTCATGTGCTCATCGTCGATCTTTTCCTTGCGCGTGTAGCACTTGCCCGCCTCAATGACATCCGAGAAGTCATTGCCGTTTCCGATGGCCGCAAGAGCCATCCGGCGCGTCGGATGAGGCCCACTGGTCAGCTTGAGAACCCCCTCCATGCCGCCGTACCACTGCACCTTCCTGCCTTTCGGCAGGGTCGAAGCCGTGGGCGTAGCGGGAACATCAGCCGTGGGCACGCTGGCCCCAGGCGTAGCACCCTGCGAAGCTTCCTTGGATTTCTTGGGCTTCGCAGCCGGCTTGGGTTTTGCGTCTTTCTTAGACGCCTTCTTATTGGCCTTCTTCTCGGCCTTGGCCGCCTTCGCTTCAGCCCGCGCCTTCTCCTTCGCCGCGCGCGCCTGGGCGTGTAACAGCTCCCGATCTTCCTTCGTCAGCTTGTTGATCTTCTGGACTCCCTCACTGACGCTCTTTGCAAGTTTTGACATAGCCGTATCCTCCCTGTTTGCTCGCCCTGGGATGGCCTCCTGGTGAAGAGGTTTCCCGGAGTCGAGTCTGTAGAACTTGTGTTTGAGTTTGCCTGTGCTGGCTGCGTTGGATAACACCGAGCGCAGCGCACCGGCCGTGCTGAGCGCATACTCTGAGGTGTAGTGCCAGGACTCCGTTTCAGAGTCTCTCCAGGAGACGCGCGCTAACTGACGTCCCGGGCCCGCCTCATCCTGAATGATGGGTGTGTTCATCGGTGGGTGCTTCCTCCTTCCGCAAGCGCTTCTCGATCCGGGTGACTTTATCGAGGTCCGCCTGGGTAACATGACCTCTTATCACCCGGTTCAGCAACCGGGCCGCTACTTTAATTCGGCTGATTTGCTCAGCCGACAAGTGAGCATGACTTTTCATGATGGTTTCCCCCTTCGATTGAAATCCCGTGGCGGCCCTCCGCCCGTCGAGCGGGAACATGAGGGCCTCGGCGGTATCTCAACCCTACTCACCCTTGAGCTCGAGTACGGTGTACTGCCCGAGCTCTTCAAGCTGGTGAGTCAGAATGACCTTGGCGGCCTCCCGGGCTTTCAGGGCCGTTTCCGCATTAACTACAACCGTCATGCTGCCGTTCTTACCAAACGGTGACGTGAAGATCACGACAAACTCTCGCATTGAATCCTCCTTATCGGTGGGTTTCGTCCTGATCGGACTCATCGGTGAGATAAAAACCTCAGACCCTTTGGTTGGTTTGGCGCGTCGCATCCGGCAACGCCTTCGGTCTTCTTCCCCCCTCGGAGGATGCGAGCAGGCTGGATTACCCTGCCATCGCGTGCCCCGCAAGCGTTCATCCTCAGTTGGCTTGCGTTGCTCCCAGCGGTCATTCGCCCGCTTTGCCGTCCGGACTATCTTTCTTGGACTCGAGCGCGTTGATCTGCGCATCCCAGCTGCTTTGTCTCTTTCGTCCCGCCCCGGGCTATCGCGTCTTTGCGCCCCAGTTCGGTGGATCCTGCTGGTTTGCCCATCCGGACAACCGTACAAGAAAATTCACGGGCTGCCGTCGTCCTTCCCGCTTCGCTTTGTCCCTGGCTCTTCATTTTGAATCCCCTTGCATCTTCAATATATTGCATAATAGGGCAGAAGTCAAGAGGTTTCAGGCATTCAAGCGCTGATAGTTGGGCCTGAGGTTGCAGACTGGATGAGGCTTTGAGGGTGGGTTGGTGCCTGGACGTCAAGTACGCGTGATGGGCTTTCCCGGTAGCTTCCTCGCTTCGGACTTCGCACCAGGCGGCTCGCAGGCGCGTTCATTGATGAAGACTTGCCGCACGTTTTCTACAACTTATGAAAATGACATATCCCAACCGCTCAGTTTACGTAACTGAGGCAAGCGTGGGACTTGCGTGAAGCGTCAGAAGTGGCAAATTGAGCCGCGCAGCTATGCACCATTTTATAAACAAAAATGCTGGAGCCTATTCGAAGGTTATAACCCGCTGGCAGGGGTATCCTAAGTTCTAAACAAAAACGCTGAGGGTGTTTCTAAAGTACGAAAGACCTGTATCGGGAAGGGTTAAATCTTCTTCCCTAAGCTGGTCCACTTGGCGGCGATCCATTCCGGCATGTGCACCAGCTCCCCCTTGGCCCAGGACTCTGCGGTGCGCAGCTTGCTCAACGCGCTGGCATAAAAGAGGCGCGTCGCGACGATGCCGACCAAACAACCACCGATTACCGCTAGGACGTAATACATCTCAAGCCTCCAATTCTAGGAACTCGCCGTGGGCGGTTCTTCGCCCGTGAACCAGTCCACGATGCCCTGATACCAGGGCCTACTCTCAGGCGGTGCGGGCTCCTGAGACGGATTGGGATCCTGGGACATCTGGAGCGGCGGCGGCGCTTCTTTTTCCACCACCACGAGTTCTTCAACCTTGCCCTCCGTGATGGCCCTTACCAATTCTACCAGCGGAGCGGGCGCTCCCGGAGGCGGCGCCGTGATGAAGCTATGTAGATCGGCAGGGATCTTTTTGATCGGGATTCGAATCTCTTTCTTCTTCCTTGGCTTTCCACTCTTCCTGTTCGCCATCGCAAGCCTCCTGTGCAAGAGTCAGTTCACTTTCTTGTTTTTAGCGGCCATCCGCAACCATTACTCCGTGGGTGGCTTTGGCCCCGGTGTAACCAACGGCATGACGACTACAACGGGGGCTCCCGGTACGACCACAGGAGCTACCACCGGGGTGGCCAGCGGAGTGACCGTCGGCATACCCACCACTTCAGGTTCCACTACCTTGAGATTTGCAATCGTAACTTTCGACATGGTTGTTCTCCTTCTGTCAGGGATTCAGTCCCCGTCTCTCCGGGGTGTCGCGGCTGGATCTCGCGTGCCGTTTCGCGGTTAGGGAGACTCGATTAACTCTGGACCGCAGCCTTCTGCGCAGCGGTCGGAGGGATGGCAGCCTTGGCGCCGGCAACCGCCACGTTGGCGGAGCTGCTCGTCAGGGGTGTCGCGGTTCCGAACAGGATGCCAGCCTTGCGGCCGCCCTGATTCGTGATCTCGGCCGTGTCGCTGACGGAGGCATCGAGCGTGCCATCCGACAACGTGAAGTTCGCCGTCACGTTGATCGGAACGTTCGGCTGGGCCGGAGGATTTTTCACGATGACATCACCGCTGGTCACGGTGGGCGGGGCGGCAGGATCGGGGTCCTGCACCGAAATGGTGTCGATCGCAAAATCGACGGTCGCCGGGTCGTCTGAAACCACGGCCACGACTTCGCCGCGATCCAGGGCTGAAAGGTAATTTCCTGCCGCGTCCATCAGCGTCAGGTAGAATTTTTCGTTTGCCGTACCGACTGGAATTTTCACTGACATGTTGGTTTGTGCTCCTTCGAAACGGATCGTGGCAATTCTGTTGGGCCCGGTCAGGGCCTTCAGGATCGCTTTCTGTACATCGAGATTGGCCTTGCTGATTTCAATGACCTCATCGAGCTTGTCGAGGAGCATCTTCCATTGATCTATCCGCAGCGTGAAGATCACCATTGATTCACCTCGACGCCAAATTTTCTTGAAGAAAGCTAACATACGCCATATTGCGTGGCTAGTCAAAAGAGAACACCATCATTTTCAGCCCAGCGCTTCCCAGATGGCTTTCCTGAGCAGAAGATTGGAAACATACTCGGGATCCGTGGTCACCCCGTTCGGGTTGCCGGCATTCCAGCACGTGGCCATCGCCGCGAAGTCCACTTGCGGGTCGAGCCCGAAATGATTCAAGAAGCCGACCAGCACTCCGGCCGCGATCGGATAATGCTTCTCCGGATCTTCCAGGTCAGCCACAGGTCGGCGCTGTACGTGCGCCTGATATCCCATGACCTGGGTGAGCCCGTGGCTGGAGGATAGAGCGCGGATCTCGGCATCGCCCATCACTTCAAGCTCCACCTGTTTCACCCCGGCATATGACAGGCTGATGCCGTGCAGCACGTCTTCGAAGTAGTGATAAACCTTCGGCTCGAAGTTGGGCGGCACGCTCAGGTTGTGGATGAGATAGCGGCCTGACTCCCCACAAGTTAAAGCTCCCCAAAAGGCTTCCGGCACAGAACTAGTTCGACAAAATGGGTCCAGGATGGGAATCGTAAGCCTTCGGACCCTTTGGACAAGTTCAACTTCTGCTGGGGGATATTGCATGCTTTTTGTGTCTGTACCTCTCTCGCTCCTGATTTCGATGACAGACCGCGCAGCGTCGCGCTTGCAATCCTCAGCTTCATTTTGTAGCCACAACAGCCGGAGACTGAATGGACATCCTGCTTACTGCCGCGCCCGAGTCGGTCGCCGTCACGGAGAAAGTGGTGGCCCCCGCCGTGGTCAATGTTCCAGAAAGCAATCCGCCCGTTGAAAGCGTCAAGCCAGCCGGCAAGGTCGAGCCAGGAGTCACCGTCCAGGTGATCGCCCCGGTTCCGTTCGTCGCCGTGAATTGGACGCTGTAGGGTTGTCCAATGAACCCGCCCGGCAAAGGTGAGATGGTCGAAATCGTCAGGCCCGGAACCACCGTGATCGTGAACGGCTTCGTCGTTTTCTGTTGAGGAGTTTGCGCGAACGCTTGCGGAACCGCGAATGATGCCAGCAGCAAAGCGATCCATAGGATGTTTTTCATTCTGATACTCCTTGTGTCTGGGCAGTGCCGCTCTGATCTGGCCTCTGCCCGTTGTCCGTCATCTTGGCCGTCTGCATGTCCGTCTTGATCGAGTGGCCCAGGACGATGCTCATGAACAAGCTGAAGAAGGTGATGTAAGTGGCGTCCAGGCGCTTCATGAATTGCAGCGCGTTGCCCGTGATGAAGAAAGCGACGAGGAAAGCCGTGGTCTTCCCCTGAAGAGTTGAGACAAGACCGTCCGCAAACCTTTTAATCATGACCGATCCCCTTAGAAGATGTGCGCCGCCAGCCATCCGATCAGCGCCCCGCCGCCTCCGCAGGCTGCGATCACTTGCGGCTGAGACTTCGAGCAGATCGCGGCGCCCGTAGCCCCGCCCACCACCGCACCCCCTCCACTCTTCAGTTCCCGGCCGACTCGCTGCCAGAACGTCCCGCCCTTGACGGCCGCGACGGCCGAATCCCGCTCCTTGGTGAGCCCGAAAATCTTGGCGGCCGAGGCTTCGTTCTCTTTCTTGTCGGCGACGATCTCCTTGTTCAACTCCACCTTGTCATTGTTGGCCATGCCCAGGTTCGCCTTGCATTCATCGCAGGCCACTTTGAATTGATTGAGCGCGAGAAGCTGCTCGGCCGGAAGCTGTGCGATGGCGGGTTGCCCGGGTGCTTGAATCACGATGGGCTGCACGCCCGGGATCCCCTGCCCGATGGCCGTTGCGGCCTGCTGCGGAGTCCGGACTTGGGAAGCCTGCCGGCGAATCTCGGAAATCTGCTGTTGAAGATCCGAGGCATTGCGCGCGAGCTGATCCTGCGCGTCCTTGCGGTCCTGCTGCGCCTGCTTCGCGTCGGCGTTGGCTTTCTCAATTTGAACCTGCATGTCCTTGAAGGCCTGCTGCATCGTGGCCCGCGCCTCGACGTCCGTACTATGAACCCACCACGCGATAGGAATGAAAATAGCGAGGACGATGATGATGCCAATGATAACTCCGGTCAAGTGATGTTTTTCTGAATCGGTGAGAACCATCCGCGGCCTCCTTACTGCGCCATCGAGATGCGCTTCTTCTCCCGGTCGGATGCGATCATGGTGAGAATCTGGCTCACCTTGCCGTCCAGGCTCAGCAGCCAGTCATTCGTTTGCTTCTCATGCATTTCAAGGGAAGTCCTCACGGCCTGAAATTCTTTTTGACTGACCTGCTCCTCCGGGGAATGAGCCAGGAGGTCCAGGCGCTTCACATCTTGGGCCATCTCGAGCAGGGAATGATTGCTCGCGACGATGGCGGCCTGCGTGGTCGCGATGGCTTCCGTCGCATTTTCCATCTTCGCGAGGCGAGCATTCGTGAATTCCAACTCTGTCGCGGTCTGCCGCGCGATAAGGGATCCGGTCTCTTCAAGTGTCTCCAGCCGCTTCGTGTTGACGTTGACCTGCCTCTCAGTCCCCCCGATGCTCTGAGGTATGGCTTCAACTTTCTCAAGCCGTGTATTAATGAGTCCTACCACTTGAAGCAGGTCTGCGATGGCCGTTTCATTCGTCGTCGTCCGATGCTCCACCGCAATGCGATCCCAAAACATGGAAGCGGTGACGCCCAGGCCGAACATGATCAGCCCGACGACCAGCGTCCACATTCTTGTGCTTAACTTTTTGGTTACCCTTTCAGATGCAGGATGGTCCGCCATGTAGTGCTCCGATCTCAAAACGAAGGATGCTGTGCTCATAGTCAACCTCCGCCCTCAATCGTGGCTGATTCTGTTGATCTGACCCCGTTCTACGGTATCTGTGGCGCACTGCGCCATGGGTTTATTTTCGCTGAGGCCGGACTCGCCTGCGGTATTAGACTCGACCGGCCCTTGAAGCTCTAATTTTGGCATTGGACGGTCCCCTTCATGCCGTTGCCAGATACCGCGCGCCCGCATCTGATCCGCCGCGTGGCTCATGTTCCGTTTGATACGGTCCGTCTCCCCCTCGGGCGCTCGGCCATCCAACAGCTCCCGGCAGGCATCGAGACAGACTTCATGAAGCCCGGTCCAGTACGCGCAGATGGAATACTCATCGAGCATCTTCCAGCGATAGATTTCCTCATCGATGAACAGGGAATCCACAGGCCGTGGGATTCGTAGCCCGCGCTCCGCGAAGATCAGGCCCGCATGGTACATCCCTCCCACACGGCAGAAGCGCGCCGCCTGCCAGAGAGGTTCCGCCCGCGTCGGCCGCAGCTCGTAGCAAGAAAGATAGGACATCAAGATCAGCTCGGTGGGTCGGTGAAGCAGCTCTCGCAGGATAGCGGCCTCATAGTGGGCCCACCAGTGCTCTTCGAGATCCCCCGGCATCTGGATGCGCCGCTCGTAACTGTCCAACGCCGCTTCGCGCCGGCCCATGTCCTTGTAGGTCTGCGCGAGATAGAACCGTGAGCGAGCATCATTCGGCGCAATCGCTACAGCCTCCAAAAGAAGCCCCACGTCCCGGCCCAGCTTCGCGAGGATCTGTCCCGGTCGCTTGCCGCCGCGCTGGCGGTACATCCCCATGATCCGTTGACGGGATGCTGGCAATGCTTCGCCGTCCAGCGTGAGGCATTCGTGCGTCTTGCCGATCCAGCGCCACGGCAGGTTGGCCCGCACGATGAAGGGCCGCCAGAAGCGGAGGTTCTGATCGTGCTCTTCAATGTCGTAACATGAGGCGGCACCGATATAGAGATCCATGCCTTCATTGACGATCCAATCGTCGGCGTCCATGAACAAGATGTAACCGTCCGGACCCGCAAAGGTTTTCGCATGCGCGAGCGCGCTGTTCCGGTTCATCTCAAAATCTTTCCACGGCTCTTCGTAAAGCGCCCCGGGAAGATCGGCTAGCCGATCGCCCACCAGCTTCCGCGTATTATCCTTCGAGCCCGTATCGCAGATGACCCAGGCGTTGATAAAGGGTAGGACGGAATCCAGGCAGCGCCCGATGCGCTGCCCTTCATCTTTCACGATCATGTTGAGGCAGATGTTCATGTTCATGATTCAGGACTTCTTTTTCGACTTCTTCGCTTTCTTCGCTTTCTTCTTCTTCGATGGAGCAACGGCCATTCCCGGCTCCGCCCCTTCGGGACTTCCACCTGTTTTGATCACTGGCATGCCTAATCTCCTTTTCTTGAGCAAGAGTTTAACATCAACGCTCTCAGGAAACGTACCCGTAATTCGATGTGCTCGTTATCACTGTGATCGTGACACCTCCCGTAATAAATATCTTGCGAGGGAATCCAAAAAACCCTACTCCAACGCCGCCTCGGCAGGTCTTCGCGGATGCGGTAAAAGTCACCGAGCTTGCAAGCGGTGAAATATCCGCTTCTGTGCACGGTGTTTTGAAAGCAATCGAGATATCAGCCATCAGGGTGTCACCAAGAGCAAAGCTCCGGGTCCATTGGTACAAACGACGGAGTTAAAAAACCCGCTTTGGTTGTCCGTAACCACGACCCAGTTGTGGGAATCAAAAGTTGTCGCTGTGTCTCCCGCGTAAGCTTGGTTGACCACGCAAGCGTCCCACAGGTATCCCCTGTAGAGAGCCATCGTCGTAGCATTGACACCCCAAGCCACAATGGCATCGAAAATGAACGAAGAACTATCATGCCAAGACTGGAGCCAACTTCCCTGAACCTGCACACCTCCCATCCATGCCAAGCTCAGCAAGCCGACGTTGTAAGCACTCGTACTATTCTGCTGCATGAGGTTGCCATTGACTATTCCAGCTTGGTTGGCAGCAGTTGAATTGTAACCGTACAGCCACAAGAAATTGCGCCAAGATGCACCAATCGCCGAGGCTGCTTCGGCCCCAGCATTGGAACTGCCCCACATCGCTTCTACCACGGCACCTTGTAAGAAGGAGGGAATCATCGGAACGCCAAAAGCGGCATACCCCTTGACCGCCGTGGGTATCGGCGTGTAGATAAAGGCTTGGTACTTGTTCAAGACGAAAATCCATGTTTTGCCCACAGCGGGCAGCAACGGGAATCCTGCCGTAGTGCTGTTCGTGCTCGCAAGCCCTCCCGAAACATTCTGAATGGAGATATCGACACACGTGCCGGAATTGGTTTTAATCGTCACGCGCATTTGCAAGTCTTGCCCTGGAGGAGTGAGTGCCGACTGCATCAGCAAAGTCCCGGTTCCATGCCCGCTGATAGTTGTCCAGCCAGCAGCAAGCAGGTATGTCTCAATCTGGTTGATAAGCTCTTGTATCGTTCCAAGAGTCGCCGTCCATGAGTACTTCTGGCGAACGAATCCCGTCGTAGTACCAGCCGCCAGCCCAAGGATGGTATTGGCGTTACTTCCAGGCGTCCCGATCAGAATGGTTGAACTAGCACCATTTGAAGACGTGCTCCGTATCCTCACCATCCCAGCCTGTGGTCCATAAGTCGGAGCATAAGCAGTACCTCCGGTCAAAACGGCGTTGATGTCTGCGGCGACTTGAGCTGCCGTCCTTGCAGCCCCATGCGTCAGCGTGATGTTCGCCGTCGTTCCTCCGTCAATCGTGATCTGAAGCTGGTCGTTTGCCGCGCTGATGTTGTAGTTCTGAGCGACCGTCCCGATCAGGTCTGCGTTTTGGTCCACGTATTGGATTGCCATCTATGCCTCCAACTGAACAGAGAACTGCCAACTCGCAGAGCCCTGCAAAATATCAATGGTGATCACGTCGCCTTGCGCAATGTTCACCGGGCTGGTTATAAGAGCAAACGTTGACACGGTGCCTGAAGCAGTCCCTGCGCTTATCTGTTTCACCGCACTGAATACGCTCACCGCATTCCGATTGATGACGAAGCGCAAGGCGATGGCAGGGTCAGAGGATTTCACGACAACAGCGCACTGGTTAACCGTACCTGCGCGGGCTGCCACAAGCATCGGCCCAGCATCTATGGCGACCGTCCCGTTGCCGATGCAAAAACCGATCACGATGCCAGCGGCGGTGCCAGTGGCGCCGGTCGCACCCGTGGCGCCGGTTGCCCCCGTCGCCCCCGTCGCGCCCGTGCCGCCCGTAGCACCCACAGCTCCCGTAGCACCGTCAGATCCGGCAGAGCCCGTGGCGCCCGCAGCTCCCGTGGCACCCGTGGCGCCGGTTGCTCCCGTCGAGCCCCCGCCCCCGCCGGCCCGCACCGTGAAGAAGTTCGCTCCGTCTGAGAAGATCAAGGCGCTCGAGGCGGCCGCCAGGACCAGCGTCGCCGCGCCGTCAATGGTTCCGGCTGCCGGCGTGATGGTGACGGTGCCGGTCCCGAGGTTCTCAACCCCGCAGAGGAATTCCGCTCCCAGGGTCGCGGCAGCATCCAGGGTGACTGCCACGGTTGGCCCGTGCGAGAACGTGACCAGGTTCCCGCGCGAGGCCATGTCAATCGTGTAGGTTGCGCCCGCCTGCGGATTGACCGAGCCCCAGTTCGGGGACTCCGCCGAGACATTCCGCGGATTGGAAGCGTCGGCTTGCCAGCTGACGTTCCGGTTCCCCGTCGTCGCGGTTGGAGTCGAATCGTTCAGGTTGATGAGGGTTCCAGCCATCAAAAACCTCTCTGGATTTCCAGACAGGGATGCCCTAAAATAAAGAGGCTGCCCAGATGTTTGAGGCATCGGAGCAGCCATCGACACATTGAGCGTTGGAGGCGCCCAACATGCCTAAGCCTAATTCTACAGCAGGAATCGAAAGAACATGCGAACGCTGTGGCGCAACTTTCAGAACTTGGCTGCATCGGCTCAAGAGCGGCAGAGGAAGATTTTGCTCCAAGGCATGCCACTATGGGACTGCGCTCAATATCAAGAAGACCTGTGAGCGTTGCGGTCAATCCTTTCAAGTTTAACCTTCGTAGCAACATAAGCGTAGGCGATTCTGTTCGCGTGCATGCCGTGGGGATGTGACATTCCGATTCTGGAAGAATGTTGACAAAACTCTCGGCCAGGGACCTTGAGGGAATTGCTGGATATGGACGGGCTGTAGAACTCCGCGCGGATATGGCCTGCTTAGTATAGACCATCGAGCGCAGACGGCCCCTCGTGTGATGTGGGAACTGAAGAACGGACTGATTCCGGCAGGAAAAGATGTTCTTCATCATTGCGATAATCCGCCCTGCGTAAGGGATGACCACCTGTTTCTTGGCACGCAAAAGGACAACAATCAGGATTGCTGCCGTAAAGGCAGGAACAGCCGGGGCGAAAGACATTATCGTGCCATCCTGACAGAACAATCTGTCCGAGAAATCCGATCCTTGAAATCTGCTGGCGTCAAAGCGCGAACTATCGCCCGACGATATAGCGTTGCTAAGACCACAATTTACTCCATCACTGAGCGCCATAACTGGAAGCATGTTCTATGACCCATTCACCAGGAAAAGTTGCTGCCCCTGTGGCATCCCTCCAGGGCTGACGATTGTCCCCCCACCTGCTGGAAGCGCCTGAATTGAACCGATTGCCGTGTATCCCACCACTCCGATCTTCGAATCATTCGTCTCGCAATATGCCGTCAGCGTCGTTCCGCTTCCAACATCGCCCAACATCCCCGGATCGGCGATTGAAACCCAATACATCGTAGGTGCGGCCGGCGCGGAAATCGTGAATGTCCGCGCATTATAGTTCACCGTGTTACTCGGAAACTTCGCCGACACCTGCGCCATGTGAATCGTGGTAGAAGCCGGATTTGAAAGGGAGCTGGCCGGCGTAAGGACATAACCTAGATTGTTGATGTTCGCGGAGTTGCCGGTCCCCACCGGCGCGTAGGGGTAAGGCGCGGCATCGCTCAGGCTTTGCACTCCGCCCCCGAACGTGTTGAACGAGGGGAATTTGAAGTACAGGGTCTTCCCGATCCAGTTTGGATCCATCGCAACTTTGAGGATTCCTTCGGGCGCGCCCAGGAAGGCGAAGCGTGAACCCAGAGGGTGATCCACGCCCGCCGCTCCGGGAGCACCGAAGACGGCACGCCGCAGTTTGTTCGTGCCTCCGCCAGTGGCCGCCAGGGTGTAGTTGTAAGAG